CTTACCTTTAGCACGTAGCGTCTTAGCGGCAGCTTGGGCTTGGTGACCGTTGTCGAACTTCTTCCATGGCTTACCGTCAATGTGAACAGTGTGTGGACGATCTAACAGAGACTTAGCTTTGAACTTTGGTTTTGGTTCGTTGTGGTACTCATCGTCTTCGCGAGGCTTCTTAGCAAATCCAGTACGGTTATCATCGTAGCCGTTACCTTCACCCAAGTGATACTTTACTTTACGGTGACGCATACTGTGGTCAGTATGTAAGTGAGAGTTACCAACTAGACCATCTTTTACTTTATCAGCAATCTCAGTCTCATCTTTAGTCATTTGACCAGTAGACTTACGGAAGTCACTTAGACTCATGATAGACTTAGCGATGTTATACTTCTTAGACTTATCAACAACTGGAGAATCTTTGCAACCGCATTCTTCTGGGATGTTCTTAAGATTCTGGCGTTCACGTTCTTGTTGCTTGGCTAGGTCTTCTTTTTCCTTGGCTTGATCAAGAGCAAGTTTCATCTTCTCTGTATCAGCTTGTGCTTTCTTAGCTTCTTTGTTACCAGTGGCCAAACCAGTGGCTGCAGCAGCGTCAGCTTCTTGTAATAGTTTTTCGTCTAACATAAATTCTCTTTCGGTTAGTTGTACGTCTTGAATCCATTTACTCACTTTTAAACCAGCTTCATTCTGTAACAGCAAATGATTAGAGCCACGTTTGATAATTTTATATACTGTATTATCGCTTTCAACGATGTCACCTTCGTTAAAAATCTCACCACGGAAATACTGTTCACGCAGGTCGTCTTTAACCAAGTTAATTTGTTCTTTGATTGGCTCAAGGTTCAAGCCAATACGAATATCATTCATTAGACGCTTACCGTCTAATTCTCTGACTGTTGTTGGTAGGCTGTTCTTAAACGATACAAATTCACCCTTTGATGCCAACTTCAATAGCTTGTCATCTTCATCAGGACATGTATCTCCAGCCTTAACAATCTCAACATCAGTGATACCAACTTTCTTCAGTGCCTTCTTATAGTATTCCACGTTATCCGATGGAGTAACCAAAGTGACACTTTTGTACTTTTTAAGGACAGAGCCGATAGCATCTATCTCTTTATGTATGAATTTTGTATTTGGAAATAGTGTTCCCAAATACTGCATCTTTTTACTAATTTCTAATGGATTCTTTTTAGCGTCTTGTACCGAAGATACAAAAATGAAGTGATCAGCTTTGCGCTGACTCGCTAATTTACGGACTACCTTGATCTCAAGCTCATGACCCACGTTAGGGGGATTGAATCTTCCGCAGGTGAAAACCACGGACTTGGATGGTAGCTCGCTTAGGAGTTCTTTATAGTTCTTCATTTAATCCATCAATAATTAGTAACAGTATTATTTAGCGTATTAGCAGTTCCACTTTCTTAAGGCAAGAGCCTTGCGAGTAGGTTCGCCATTTGGTTTCTTCATTGGACCATCTACACCAGACATACGTGCACAGAAAGACTTGCGGCGGTTAGCAGCTTTGCTACCCTTCTTTAGTTTAGAAGGTGGAGTAGTTACAGGTGCCTTTAGGTTGCTACCGTGTTCGCGATTATAGGCATCGCGACCCTTTTGAGTAAGACCACCAGTTGCAGACTTATGACCTTTAGCATCAGCAGTTGCTGCTTCATCTAGTTCAGTTTCTTCCTTGACGCAAGAACCTTCCTCACAAGGTTTAGTCCCTGGCTTACGCTTGTAACCTGTCCAGCAAGTACAGTTCTTTTCTTCTAGATATTCTTTGAACGAAATCATTTTGCCCCCATATGTTTTCTTAAATCATTATAAAGAGCAGACTTGTGTAAGTCTTTCATGTGTGTTGGTAAACCAGCGTGGAACTCTTTTTGTTTTCCAGCAGCTGCTAATTCGCGCATCTTAGTGCCTGATACTCCAGCAGTACCTTCAGCGTCTGGGTCACGTTCACCAGATGAGTGAACTGTGATAGACTTAAACTTGTATGCGCCGTGTTTGTGTTCAGAACCGTCGTTATACTTATTCAGTAACTTTTCGTATTCTTCTGTACGATCAGAACCAGCAACAACATGTAAGTGGCGAGTACCTTTAGCGTACATGTCAGCAGCATGGTGAAGAATAGTTGGCTTCTCTTTAGAAGCAGCTTCAATGTTTGTTCCTGGGAAAGCGTTACGAGCGTGGGCTACTTTAACATCAGCAGGTAAAGGGTTTTTCTTTTCGTCATGGCTATGTGATAGAACAACCTTATGGTCACCTTTGTGCGCTTTGGCTACTTCTTTGACTTTGTTGATAACTTGTTCGTGTCCAACAGTTGGTGGGTTCATACGTCCAAAGGCTAGAACGCCATGCTTCTCATCAGCTTCTTTTGAAGGAGTACGAGCCTTCAATAAGTTTTGACGGGCAAACTCTGCACGGTTGACTAGCTTAGTTGGTTCTGTAACACCATTATGTGTATGGTTATAAACGAAGCCTTCAGGTTTAGAAGCCTCGCCATTGATAGCGTGTTCGTAAGAACCTTCGTTAGATTCTAGAGACTTAACAAGTTCGTTCTTGGCAGACTGAAGGTGACCGTGCATCTTCAATAGGTTATCGTAGTGACCTTGGTTCTTCTTGATATGATCCAAGTGACCTTTTAGTTCATCCAGTTTAGCGTTCTGAGCTTTTTCAGTCTTTAGCTTAGAAACCATCTTCTCATACTTACCAGCGATATGAGTCTTCAAACCTTCAGCGTCTGGTGTAGTACCTTCACGCACAGTTTGGTTGATGTATGTGGCTAGATGTCCACCGTCACCGTGGTGCATAGATGTAGCTTTGTACATCTTTCCCTTATGCTCAGCGTGGATAGCACGAGCAGCGGACATATGTTTGTTGAATGAATCTTGAGACTGCTTAGAGTAGTGAGCACCAGAAGCATCATAATCAGCAGTGTGATGGAATACGTCTGGGTGTTGTCCGAAATCACTTCCGGAAACATTATGGTGAGCAGACATGCTGCTTAGTTTATCACCTTCGTATTTGGTATGAACAACTACACCAATCTTAGACTTCTTAATAGCATCAGCCTTTTCACCCTTGGCTGTATAGGTGATAGTGTTTGGAGTAAACGAAACCTTATCACCTTTCTTCTTTAAGTCATCGTGAGTAAACATCAAGTCGCCTTGATATACACCAGACTTTGGAGAAACTTTAGGGAAGTGCTTAAGAGCAGACTTTAGCTTATCGGCTAGACCAGGAGCATGTCCGTGGTTAGCATCTACATCTTCTGGAGTGTAGTTAATCTTTGGGTTCTTATTGAACGCTGACTTAGATGCCACAAAGAACTTACCGTTCTCTGGGTGGTGACCAAATACAACAGAAGGTGAACCGTCATACTTCATCGTCATCTTATGTGACTGAAGACCTTGTACAGTATGATGGTGTGCAGCTTGAAGAGCACCATAAGCGTGTTCAAAACCATCTTCTCCATGTAGAAGTGGACGGTCTTCAGCGTGGTGAATGTGCTTTAGTTTAGCACCTTCCTCTTCAGCTTCTAATAAGAAATTTAGAAAATTGATCATATTAGCTCAATGAGAATGTGCCAGCGACACCTTTGTGTGGACCAGAAGAACCCTTCATGGTGAAAGAACCAACGTTTGTTACTTTACCAGTCTTCTTATGGACACCTTTGATCACAGTAGAGATACCGCCATTGTGTACAACGTGTAGCTTATCAAAGTTGGCTAAGTGATCATCCGCAATACTATGTGATGGAACAACGTGCGACTCCGCATCGCCACTATCTTTTACTTTGGAGTGAGCAACGATATGTGGGATATGAGTTGGTGCGGATACGTGTTGACGAACAATATCACGTAACTCTTCATCAGACTTCTTGGCCATACTCTCGGAGAAGTGTTTGGCCATGGCACGTTTAGCATGCAGCGCTGATACCTCGGCAGTTGCTGCTCTTGTCTGAGCTTTCTGTTCAAACGCTGCTTGTTCAGCAGGTTTCAAACCGTCATGTGCAGAAATATATTTTGTAAGATGTTCGTGCGTGACTTTATTCTTTGAACTTAGGGTCTTACCCTTTGCCAACAAACCTTCAAACTTAGAGTGTTCAGCACGAGCCTTATCAATACCCATCTTATCAATTTTGTATTGAATGTGTCGTTGAGTGGCTGGACCATTGTAACCAAGTTCTTCCATATGCGCATGGTGGTTGTCGGATAGCTTCTTTAAAGAACCCTTTTGAAGACCAGCAGTCTTCTCCATAGAATCTAGACCAGGGTTGCGATAGTTTGGTTTATGTGAACCATACTTGGCAGATACACCAACGTGACCAACAGTCTTACCGTCTTTATCATGGACACGAACAATAACGTCAGCATTGGAGTTTACGTCTTTAACACCAGTAGTCTTCTCGTGGTCTCCTGGCTTTCCTGGCTTATCGGCGTTTGATGTCCAGAATACTCGCCCGATGTGTTGACCATCACCAACGTGACCAGCTGACTTCAGGTGAGCGTGAATAGATTTAGCAGTTTGTTTTGCGTGTTCGTCGATCTGAGAGTATGCAGCGTCACCCATCTTTTTCTTAAGACGATCGTGAACTTGAGTTGGTGTACCAGCGTGGTCTTCGTTTTCAGACTCTGATCGGTGGTGTTCTGGAAGAGTTGAATCAGGGTGAAGATACTTCGCTAGAAGTAGTTCGTGCATTTTACCCTTGTCGTCGTTTTCAACGTCTTTAGTATGATTAGCTTCTAGGAGCAACTCTTCTTGAAGAAGCGATTCCTTTAAGAAACTTTTAAAATTTAACATTAGAATTCCTTTTGATCCATCAATATATCTTTATATTTAGGCTGCGACCAAACCAACTAGCTCAGACATCATCTTACCTTTTTCGATATAATGACGAACATAATCGCTCTTTGATTCAGTTTTTAATCTGACAGTAATTAGAATAGCGCCAGTCTTAGCGTCTTGAAATCTTATCTCTGGTTTAGTTTTATTTGAAACAAAGACTGCTTTGAGTTCTCTGTTCTTCAAACGAAGTGCTTCTGACAAGTTACCGAACTTGTAAATCATAGCTTCCTTATTTGTCAAGTTTACCATATCTACAGCTGGGTCGTTTCTTGTTCCAAAATACATAATACCATCAGCTAGGTTAGTATAAACTGCATCTTGGTTAGATGTCATCTTACGATTAAACTCAATCGCCATACCTTTGTACACTTCAGTGTTCGCAGCGACTAGACCGTCTGACTTAAGAACATCATAGAACTTCTTTTCTAACGCTGCAGAAACTTTCAAGTCAGCCAACGTTGCCCACAAATCTTTCTGTTTATCAATACCACCGCCACCAACTTGACCAAATTGCTTAGCACCTGCGGCTTTAAGGGAAACGTTGATGTCTACTTTCTTATTGTCGATCTCAACATAAACGTCAACCTTCGTGTCATTCTGAGCAACAGTACCAACAGCTTTTACTTCAATTCGGTTATATAAACTGTTTTCATAAACAACCTTGGCGTTAGCAGCAACTGTTGTTGAGTTGGCATACTTAACGCTGGAGTTGATAATACCTTTAAGGTTTTTAATATGTCGTGGATTCTTCAACGCTTTAATATTGATCAGCGCAGAGTTAACTTCCCAATACAAATCATCAACAACCTTTGGTTCTTTGTTTGGAGACTTCATTGGTCCAAGGATCTGTTTAGTATCCGTATCATTTAACTTCTTGATCATGTCAAGAACGTCAGAATCAATAACAGCTTGGTTCTTATTTAAGAAACGACAAGCGATGGCAGCACTGAAGATAATCTCAGCCATGTCACCACGGTTACTCTTACCACCAAAGTCTTCCGTCTTCATGATATCACTTAGAGGTACTAGAGCGGAAACTTGACCGTTTCGTTCATATGTCAAGTTGATCTGTTTGAACGAAACTGAACCTGCTCGAATAACGTTAGCGATGTCAGCGGAGTCTGCTAAGTCAAGTGCGTTCTTAGAAACTAGTTTACCAGTACGTGGGTCTGGATAAGAGATTCGGTTGAATGGTTGTTGTTTACCGTCCGCAGTAGTAAACGGAGATTTTACACCTTCAATCAGTTTTTCAAGCAGGGCAATGATACGTGTTTCGCCGTGCTTACCTTTAAAATCTTTTACAGCCAGTTTAGCCATTACTATCCCTTATGAAACATATTGACTATTTAGTTTAGAGTATTTTCTTTCCCAAGTTAATATCTTACGAAGTAATAGCGGAACAACCTCGTTATGTTTATCCGTTTGAAATACACGCTGAATACCAGAAAGATTCTTTGATACCTTATATGTACCAGCGTGACGAATTAAGTCAGCGACTGGGATAGTTGGTCGCTTAGTTTTGAAGTCGAGATATACACAGTGAGCATAGGCTTCAATCTCATCTCTACCTGCGTGATAATCTCTATTAGTGTCTATCTTCTCGATACCAGTTCTGGAGAAATAAACTTTGCTAGCTGCATACTCTTCATGCTTATTATAATACTGCTTACAGTGAATCAACTCGTGCATTGCTACTTGAATGATTCTAAACTTAAAACGATTCCATGAAGCAACTGTGAACTCATAGCGATTGAAGTCAGTATCTGGACTGGTGTATATGTCTAACTCTGAACGACCCTCGTCGGTATAATAACCACCGCCAACGGATATATGCTTAGTTGGCTTTTTCTCTTTGTGCCACACAATGCTGAAACGCCACTTCTTGAAGTAATTCCTCAAGCCAGTGGCGTCATTTTCGTACTTGTCTAAGTCTACCCAAATCTTAGAAGGGTTGAACTTGGCTCTGAACGGTTTCTCGTCAAAGTTCAAAAACTCAATAAAATCGAAGTCTAAACTCTGTAAGTATTTCATAGCCGTTTAGGTTACATTTTGAATTGATTCTCCAAAAATGCAAGCACCTTTCCTTGTTCTTCTAAGTTAGTATTAGCGAATTCAGTAATATAAGGCATCAAGTCGAAATTTGACAGTAGATTACTATATTTAGTTTCGCGACCTCTTAGGAATTGTTCGGACTGGTCGGAGCCACGATCTTTATATCGCTGCTCGAGAACTGTCTTAGGTGCATTCAGGAATACGATATGAAGCTCGGTATCTGGAAGACCAATGGCGAACTCTAGGAAAGACTGGTTGAAGATTCGGTCACCTTCAAATAGAACGTTACAGTTATGGCTTGCGATCCACTCCTGCATAGCAGGTTGAACAGCCATAGAAAGACGGTCGGTTCCAGCGAAGACTTCGCCTTCTTCATACTTACCAAGCACATACAAGTCACGCTCGGTATTATACATGGCTGAAACTAGCTTGGCTGGTTCAACTGGTTGGAATACTTTACTTTCCATATACTTACGGAACAACGTGGTCTTGCCAGTTCCTGGGCTACCACCAACAGCAATAAGTTTTCTCA